TTACTGGTTTCGGAACTGATTCAGCCGGTCCGCAAGTTTCTGATCCTTATCAGGATAAAGATGTGAGTACGTGTCAAGAGTAGTCTTTACGGATTCATGACCAAGCCGGTCTGCAATTTCCAGAGCAGAGAACCCAAGCTCTATGAGCATACTTGCGTGGGAATGCCGAAGATCATGCACTCTGATCGGCTTCAGACCTACCCTTTCAGACACTCTTTTCATTTCTTTTTCCAGAGCAGTCTTCTGGAAGTAGAATATCCGATCACCCTTTTCAATCCCATACAGCTTTGAAATGTATTCCTGGATATCGTCATACAGGAAATCTGGAATGGAGATACACCTTTTGGATTTTGGTGTCTTCGGTTCCAGAAATATCTCTTTCCCCTTTACCTTTGCATAGTTTTTGTTTATGTCTATCCTCTTGGATGGAAGAATATCCGCTGGTGTCAGTGCGAGCAGCTCTCCGGAACGCATACCGGTATAGAACAGGATATCAAAAGCCAGCTTCATGGATGATTTGCTGATAGCCTTGGAAAATTTCTCGTACTCAGCCTGTGTCCAGATATTCATTTCGTCAGCATTGCTTTTTCCCATACTGCCAGCGGCCTTGCAGGGATTGAGGGCGAGGTGGTAGTGCGAGACAGCATAATTCATAATAGCGGACATCTGATTGTTTACAGTTTTCAGATATGTTTGGGAGAAAGGCTTATCGTCTCTGTCCCGGAATGAGATAAGCTCATTCTGCCATTTGCGTATCTTGATCGTATCAATGTCGCACACTTTCTGTCTTCCGAAGTAAGGGAGTAGCTTTGTATCTATGATAAACCGCTTATTCTCCATTGTGGTAGGTTTGAGGCGGTGTTCCATATCCTCGAGATAATTGGTAACAAGCGAGGAGAACAGTATGTCGCTAGTAGCATTCTGCTGATCCATGAAAGTACGTTCATATTCTTTTGCTTCACGCTGCGTAGAGAAGCCCCTTTTGCAGATATGCTTCTTCTCTCCAGTCCAATCGGTATAGTAGAAGTTGGCATACCACATCGTTTTTCCATTTTTCAGAGTATATTTATATGCTGGCATGCCGCACCCCTTTCCATTCTTTGCAGATTATTTATCCTCCGAAGTGAAATTCTTTCTTATACTTCGGTTTTTCGTATTCTATGCCTTTGTAATGATAGTATGACCGTTCCATAGCCTCTAGAGTGAGCAGATCAATCTCCCTGGCAGAGAGGATTCCGTCATTCTTCCTGTGTGTCCGGATCCGGTAGAATTCGGACCGGGATTCCTCGTCGAGCTTGGCCAGCCTTTCTTCAATCTCTTTTTCAAACTCCGGATCGTAGATATTATCATCCGCCTCAGCCTGACGTTTGAGCTTGGCACGAACCTGTGCTTCCAGTTCCATAAGGGATTCAGCCCCTTTTTTCTGTTGTGACTTTCTGTACTCTTTTTCCAGATCGCTTATCTTTTGTGAGGTTTTGCCTGCATCATACATGGTATGCACCTCCTTAATCGTACTTGTCAATCTGCTCTTTTAATTTTTTTACACTATCCTTGACTTTGTCATATGAATCCGCATCGCCTCGGTCGCCTTTATCCATCATGACATCGAGAGATAAGAAGTAGACGTAATTGTGTAAGTAATAATCAGCCGACTTCTGGGTATCATTTTTTCTTTCGTCATAAGAGTAGTCAGAAGCATAACTTATATTCTCTTCAATATTTTCTAATTGTTCCTGAGCATCCTCAGCAGATATATCTCCAGATAAATAATTTTGACCTATTTCGTAAGCTTTTTTAGCATTGGTTAAAGCCTTGTCACTTGCCGATTGTTCGTGACCACACGAACATAGAATAAGCGATGATAGTAGTACATATAAAATTCTTTTTTTCAAAAACAATCCCCCTTTTTCAATCTGACGACCAATCAGAAAATACTATCTTTTATGGTGACCTCGGTACCACGCGAGGTCTATTATTTTCCAGAAGCCTTCTTCAGAGGACTATCATCTGCTGCAACAGTTGTAGATGCCTCCAACTCAAAACATTTGCCAATGACAATAGTTCGTTGCTTCCTGCTTAAAGAACAGAAAGCCTCCAATAAGTCCATAACTTCATCAGGATATTTGTTATAGTAATTTAAAACCATAGCCTCTTTGGTGTCCAGTTTGTCTCTTCGAGACTCATCCAACAAATAATCAATAGATACATTCAATACATGTGAGAAACGGATGAGTTCTTCTGCACATGGTTGGTTGGCACCGAACCAAAGCTGATCAAAACGTTCTTTTACAATATCTGTTTTAGATAGGGCATCTTCATACGATATTCCCAGCTCTTCACATTTTTTTCGGATGTTCCAATTTGCCAATCCATCTTCGTAAAAATAATCATAGCAATCTCTGGAGGAACCGATTTTCTCTAATCCGAGTATGCAATCAACAGAAACTTTATAATATTCTGCCAATTTAATGAGGATTTCTAACTTTGGAATCCTCTTGTCGTTCTCATAATTTGCCAAAGTGCTTTGCTCTATGTTAAGTGCAGAGCAAACCTCTAACTGACTTTTCCCAGCAGTCTCACGTAGTAATTTTAGTTGTTTTCCAAGCATGGTAATACCTCCTAATATAATTATATAGCAATTTGAAATACATGTATAATTGCGTATTGAAATTTTTTTTTGAAAAATAGTTGACATATATTTCGTAATGTCATAATATGTATTTCAGAAAGAAATATGAAAGGAGCGATATGATGACACTTAAACAATTAAGAGTTAATAAAGGGCTGTCACAGGTCGAACTAGGAAACCAAGTTGGTCTAAAGCAGACTACAATATCACAATATGAAAATGGCTCAAGAAAGCCTCCGCTTTCTATGGCAAAAAAACTGTCGGTTGCCTTAGATGTTACCCTTGACGATATTTTTTGCTCATTAACATTTCAAAATGAAATACAAGATAATTATAACAAGTAGAGGTGATGTAGAAAATGGCAAATTTAACAGCGAAGACCAGTTCCAACATCTTTTATAAGGCTCGTTGCGAAGCGGCAACACACAATGAACAACTGAGTAGCCGAGAAGGAGCTGCTGACTATATGTCGATTGACAGAGGCAGGCTTTACCGGATCGAGAGTGGCATTGCAGTTCCTTATCCAGAAGAAATCCGCCTGATGGCTGATCTCTATAATGCTCCGGAACTGGAAAATTACTATTGCAGGACAATGTGTCCGCTAGGAAGTGAAATTCCAAAAGCAGAGCTGGTGGACATGGACAGAATCACAATCAGAACGCTTTCAACATTTCGGAAGATTGGAGAAACAAAAGAAATGCTTCTCGATATTACGGAAGATGGTGTAATCGATGAAAATGAGAAGCCACAGCTGGAAGAGATCTTGAAGAACTTGGAAGAGGTAGAGGAAATCGCACAGAGCATGAAGCTCTGGATCAAGAAGAACCTGTAAAAAATGAGGGCTCGAATGTCGGAAGTATCATTGGACCGAGCGTAAGGCGAGGACAGTCCGGCGGTGCGATTGGCAGAGTAGGACTTAATAATTTTTTGACAGCAACTTGCGGACATCTGACAGCGAATGACAACAAATGCGTCCGTAATCCAATCCGAATTCTAATCCAAATACAAATCTGGAATCCAATACAATATATGCTCGGAGCTACAAGCAGCTCCAAGCCGCAGGAGGTGAGCGAATGGAAGCAGTAAGAACCGCACCGAGACCGTTTCTGACCGTAAAGGAAGTTATGATTTTACTCGGTTGCAAGGAAGACTTTGCGTACAAGACGATGCGCAAAATTAACAAGGAGTCCGAGAGCCAAGGGTATATAAGCATAGGCTCTGGAAAAGTTAACAAGCATTTATTTGCGGATAAGCTGCAGATTCCGGAAGAGGATATTGAGCAGGCAATCCAGTATGTAGCTGCACAGGAGAACAGATAGGAGGTAATCATGGCATATTACAATGTCTGCCCTGATTGTGGAAGCAATCTTGATCCGGGAGAACGGTGCGATTGCCAGAGCATAAGGGCAAAGGAACAGGAGAAGAACAGGCTGTTTTTCAGCCAGATGTTGAGAACAGAAAAGAACAGCGGTCAGATGTCGTTTGCATTCGAACATCCGGGAGGAGGTGCGATAGGAGCATGAGAAATAAGTGCCTATTTGCATTGGGAGTGGTATTTGCCATGTCCCTGACTTCAATTGTCGCATTTGCTTTCAGCTTTACCGGAGAACCGGAAGCGAAGAACGATTTGCGACAGATTATTGCGGTGGCTTCTGTAGCAGAGAGCGAAGAACCAACCACCGAGCAGACAACAGTTCCGGCAGAATCGGAGGAAACAACAGCGACCTTACAGCCGTCTAACAGTTCACTGCTTGGAAGCATAGACTGGGATGTGGAAGATGCCTACATGCTTGCCAAGATTGCAATGGCAGAAGCGGAATCTGAGGACACCGAGGGCAAAGCTCTTGTAATGCTGGTGGTGCTGAACAGAGTTTGGAGCGACGAGTTTCCAGACACGATTGCAGGAGTTATCTTCCAAGACGGACAGTTCAGTCCAATCAGCAACGGCCGGTATGACGAGGTCAAACCGGATGCCGACTGTTACAGAGCATTACAGCTTATCCAGATTGACGGATGGGATGAAAGCCGGGGAGCGACTTACTTCGAGAGCAAGAGCGAATCCAACTGGCACAGCGAGCATCTGACCTTTCTATTCCAGCATGGGAAACATTATTTTTACAAGGAGTGATGAAGAGTGAAGAGAGACTTGATAGCGGTTATTTGGTCATTGCTCGTAACCGGAGCAATAAGCAAATGGGCTTTCCACGTTGCGTATCTGGAAAGAGGGTACAAGGCAGTAGGCGGTGAGTACCTTGTGATACTGGTGGCTTATGTAGCTGCATGGAAAGCAATTAACTATTTATTTGATTCGTTGGAGGAATTGGAAAGTGAAAGAAATCGTAGAAAAAAGAGAAGTAGAAGAACTGCTTGGATGCGAGATTACAGATGAACAGTTTGAGCAGGCATTAAAGTATGCCAGACATAAGCAGGAGTACATATATCAGCGTGAACAGAGAGAGGTCGTGTTACAGCACTGGTATCTCGTTAAGCTGACAGAGGAATATGTGAGAAGCCTTGCTTTTTCAAAATTCACAATGGATTTATGCAGTGCACTGAGAGATATGGAAAAAGAGTGCTCGGACAAAGTCCGGAACACCCTCATAAGCAACCATATTGTACCACAGCCAACTGCTTAAAATCAATAAAATTATACAATATGGAGGTTTAATCTATGAACAATTCAAATGCTTTGGCTGAAATTCAGTCCAAATATCCCAACTGCAACCTACTGTTACCTGCGGCTACATCAGTGCAGATCAATCCATTTTACAAGTGTTCTGTCATGGAAGTAGTAGCAGACACAGCACCAAACTCAGGAGATATCTTCTCGGTTGGCAAAGTAAAAACCGGAGAGGATAGAAACGGAAAAGCTGTATATGAGGAGGTTTACTCTCCTGCGAAGCCGCTTCTTATGAAGCTGGCAACTGCGGCAGGCATTCAGTTCCATCCAGAGTACACCACAGTTACAAGAGAGAATACAAACACCTATGTAGGCAAGGCATACGGAGCTGTCAGACTTCCAGACGGAAGCTACAAGACACATGCGGAAACCAAGCGTATCTGCCTTGACGATGAAGAATCCAGGTACCGCCTTGAATTTATGGATAAGTCAATCATGGGTATCCATGACTGGAGAGCATCCAAGGCCGCTGCTGAAATGTTCAAGGGGGAATGGAAGCAGGAGACAGAACCTAATCAGTATCCATGATTGTCCTGCTTATCGTTGGAATACTGATTGCAAATATTCCGGGACTGACAGTAACACACATGTTCTTGTTTTACTGCACACTAAGAGCCACAACAATGTTGCCTACCATGCTTACACTGATGAATGTGAGGCTTACGGCAAGCGGAGTTGTCGTAGGAGTGCTTACAGCATTCCTTGTAGGGCTTCCTATTTTCGCCTACGGGACGATTTCCAACCTGTCAGCATATAAAACAGCTGGAAGCCTGATAACAGTCCTCTCGTCTGGAATGGTGGCACTGGTTATTTCTC